CCCCCCTATCGTACAGTGAGCGATAGTTTGGGGTCCATGCCCCAGGGAAGCGGACAGGCCTTATCCAGCCAGTCTTTAGCGGTCTCAGGTTGTAAGACCGCGTATCGACGTTGTTTAAGTAGGATGTGTTGTAGCCATCTCCGTTTGTTTCCCTGCGGAGGAGAAGTTCGGTTACGAGTCAACCACAGTATGGTTTTCTTGTCACCGGATTTAAATGAAGAAAGAGCAATATTAGTTCGGAATTCGTCCATGTCAAAAGGTTGCCGGTTCATCCGGTTCTTCCTCTTTCGATTGTACGCTTTCCAACTTGTGGGACACTCTTTTGGGAGTTGTTTACCAGAAAACAGCTTCTGAAGGTCGAGCCTCATACGAAGGGTTATCGATAGGTCACGTGTGGTGATGCCTTTGGCACCAACGTCTACCTCCGGTAGTTCTTCCAGAGTCTCTGAAATCCCGTGGGGAAGTGGTCGTGGCGTTACCAGCGTCATCGGGAGTCGTGCTGATGCAGTCATGATTTGATTGTCTGTCACCAGACCCCGGCCATTTCCTCCCAGGCGAATGGGTCCCGTTGCTCCGCGAATTGGTATCAGACCGGCGGCGGTCTGGGTAGCGATATTTTGGAGCTTGTCACACTTGAACAAGCTATCAGCTACCGTCAGTGTTGAATGACTTCGTTTTGAATGTAACTTTGCAGCAGTAGCGCTTGCTAAGTGGCCTACATCGTGGGCCACTGCATAGCTGCCGCAGTCGTTAGTTCTAACAAGTCGTTCACAGAACACGCCCCGACGACCGTAGAAGGACTTTGTAAGATTGATCTTGAGTCCCAAACGTTCTAAGGTGTTGCAGTAATTGTCTTTAGTGTCCTCATCCCAGAGGCCTATTAGATCGTCACCGCAAATCGCGTGGTCGTGCTTCTTTGCACCTGCATACCATGCAGCGAATCCATTGAGGAAGCTTAGGATTATCCAAGATGGCCCGAGGCCCATGTGTATCCCATTATGGGTGCGTGTGCCGTCAGGTAATTGGTGTGGTCCTAAAAGTTTGAATAGGTAAGGTGGGATTTCCATCTTTAGCTTCTTACACAACATAGTAGCCATGTGTATTGCTAGAGAGTGAGGGATATAGTCTGTCGCCTTAGTAAGATCGGCGCTGAATGCAGCAGCTTTCTTTCTATTGGTGGTTAACTTAACCGTCTTTCCTTTCAACATATCTCGCGTAACCATGACCTTTCGAAGGTATGGTAGCCAAGCCCCGGTAAGGCGACGGCTGAGATATACTTCCTCTGCGGAATGTAAAGTCGCTATTCGAAGCTTACCCCCCAGTTCGGGAATGGGTAGAAGTTTCATGAGTGG